AACAAGTGATTTGGGACGAGCTGCCCGGCAACCTCACTGAGGCGCACCACTTTGCGCTTGAAGAGTTGATCAACGAGATTTCCGCCGAGTGCGAAGGATCAGACGCTCCAGTCATTGCTGAAATCGGGCGACACAACCCGCAAGTGACCGTCGCCGTAGCCCAGATCTGCTCAGAGATTGAGAAGTCTGCTCGCCCAGAATTCCTCTCGTTTAATGAAACGTTTGATCACGGCATGGCAGAGACAATCCGAGATCAGGGCTTTGACGAGTACATCCGCTTCTTTAACCACGATGTGGAAGAAGCCGCAGATGATGTGGAGGACGGATCATTCAGCCTAATTATTATTAACGCCAAGACGGCCGCGCAGGTTGAGCGCCTACTGTGGGACTGGACGCAGAAACTAGTCGTTGGCGGCAGGGTCGTTGGGGTCTATGACGACTACTCTATCTTGGCAGTAAAGAAGGTCACTAAAGGCGATTACACGCGCATTGGCGACGATGGTTGTCTCTGGTTGATTAGCGCCTTTACTCGGTAGGCTGGTCAGCCTTAGATCGCTCCTGCCAAGCCCTGAGGGCGCGCTCGTAAGCAAGATCTTTCAGGGACTCATCCGTCCAAGAAGTTCTCGTACTATCAATATCGTGGTATTGGTGCCGGCAGTACCAGCCACCACCCTTGAGGTCAACCATGGCTCCATGCCCAGGCTCAATCGGACACTCTGGACCCCACATCCAACCAGTGCGCACCCACTTGGGATGGCACGACTCTCGGACCGGCTGCTCAATTGCCCAGTCCGGTAGTTGCTCAGAAGGTCTGCTCTTGACAGTCATGGTTGGAGGCTAAGTGGATCAAGAGACTGTGTCAAGCCCAAAAGAATCTCCATCCGATCCCGAGGAGTTGATTCTGACCTGCCTGAACTGTGGTGCTAAGATGGATGAGCTAAAGTGCAAACTAGTGTGCGAATGCGGATACTTTGCTTCGTGCTCGGATTATTATTGAGGTGAATATGTCAACAGATAATTCAGCAATTTTTGACGAGCTTAGCATTGACGCCGAACTAAAAGAGCTTGACAACGTTTTATTGGCAACCCAGCGGATTTGGCTGATTGAGCGATCTGAGTCTGGCGTTTGGGGTGTTGGAGTTGTCCGCGACCTGCCAGAGCACCAGTGGCCCAACCCAGAGGAACTTGAAAGGCCGCTCTACTCCTCAGATAAGTTTGAGACGATTGCCTACCGAAGACACGAAAACCTTGCCAAGGCAATTCAAGACACTCGAGTTGACCTTGAGTTGCGCAATGAGAGAGAACTTGCTGGATCTGACGACCTTGATTTCGCTGAAGACAATGAGGTTTCAGGGTAATGTCGTACATCTTGCGTAAGCTTTCAGAAGAACTGGTTGTGGTCTTGCTGATTGGCTTGGTCTCAACCACCACTGCCTGGACCGCGATCCAAGCGTCCTTCCACAACAATGCATCGTCTGCCGCCTACGGCGACTATCAGTTGATCATTGCGGACGCGAATAACTTGTGGATTACGGCAGAGGTGAAGTATCGAGCGGACCTGCTGACGTGGGATACCGGGATTGGTGGCTCCTATGAGTTTGACCTCCACGCAAAGCCGTGCATTGAGGCTGGGGAGACCCAACTGCCAGACTGCACCGCATATATGGATGCCGTCTACGGTCCGTATAACCAGATGTACGACAGCGGCACCGAGCCCCTTGAGAGATCGGAGCAGGAGGGAAACTACAGCAACCGACTGCAGGTACTTACGGGTATCTTTGCCGTCGCGCTGTTTGCCCTTGGTGTAACCTCGCCCATGAAGAGCAGGAAGAACGCTTCGTACCTCGTTACCTTTGCCGCAGTTCTTTGGGCAGCCGGCATCGGGCTAATGATCACAATCCCCGTAATTTTGCTGTAAGGAGAAGATATGTCATACGGACTTGCAAACATCCCGCCAATTTCTTGCTACGTTCGCAGGGAGTATCTGCGCGACCTCCAGGACGGACACGGCGAGTTCACTCCGGCCTACTGGGTAACCGTCAAGGCTATTCGTCATCGCGCTCTTTACATTGAGGCATTTCTTCCAGAGTACGGAGCGCTTTATGACAAGCTTCCCATCAGCGCCTTTGTGCAAACACCAAACACCCCAAAAGTTGATCTTGGTCTTGGCGAACTTCAATTATGGGATGCAAACTCAACCCAGCTTGCTGTGATTGAAAAAGCCGTTCTTAAGGGCATGCGCTGCAAGTTCCGAACCTCAGACGGGAAATGGAACGAGGGGCATTACATGTTCACTGTAGACATGGTGCACAGCGACCCAAATGAGATTAACGCTAACTGGGCCAGTCTTCCTGCTGAGCATAAGTCCTATAACTTTATTCGCCTAGACAACGGGCAGTACGCAGCTCAACCAAACAACCGCATTCTTTGGCTAGACGAGGCATTGGTTTACAAGGAAACAAAGATGCCTGACTTCAAGGTCAGCACAAAAGAATTTGCGGCGGAGGGTGCTCGTTGGCGCCTTGGCAAGGAGGACTCTTGGAACTACGAAGCGCAAGACGCTAAGGCGGAGAAGAAATTCCTGCAACCACTCAACCCAGACCCGATCACCGCCCTTGCAAAAACACTAAAGGCTAAGTCTCAGATTAAGGGGTAGTGCCGCTGGGGAGAAAGGAGTTCAAGCCCCAGCGACCCGAAGATACTACACCATTGTGATGTATACTGCTGGCATGTCGGGAGAGAAGGGCAATGCCCCTACGGATCGGGTTTGGGCTATCTGGGTTTTGTATGCCCAAGATTTTCCCGTGTCCATTACCCTTGACCAAAGAAACCAACAGGACGATCTTCCATATTTGGTGACTGTTGGAGATGCAGAAGAGCCGCTTTGCCGGCTGAGCGACGAGGAGACCTCATGGCTCCTTGCAAGAAAGGTGGGAATCCGATGAGCCGCTTACTGATGATCGTTCCGAGCCGAAAGCGCCCAAAGGCATGCGCTGAGGTATTGGAGGAGTTTAGGAAAAACTCTACAGACTCGGACATCTTGTTTGGCCTTGATGAAGACGACAAGAGCGAGTACGCCCCAGAAGTCCTTGAGCGAGCCGAGATCAATCCAAGGCTGCGGATGGGCGGAACACTAAACCTTCTTGCCAATAAGTACGCAAACCAGTACGAATATCTTGGCTTTATGGGTGACGATCACCGCCCGAGGACTGAAGGATGGGACGTGAAGTTGTGCGAGGCGATTGGCAACAAGCCAGGCGTCGCATACGGCAACGACCTTCTTCAGGGCGCAAACCTGCCAACGGCGGTTGTCCTTTCATCCAAGATTGTTCAGCGCATTGGCTATATGGTGCCGCCAACGCTCGTGCATATGTACATGGATAATTTCTGGCGAGACTTTGGTCAAAGCCTAGGAAACCTAACTTATTTGGATGATGTAATCCTTGAGCATCTTCACTACCTTGCCGGAAAGGCGATCAACGACCTCCAGTACCAAGAGGTAAACGCCTCTCACGTCTATGAAAATGACCGAGTTGCTTACGCTCTCTACCAGTCTGGGCAATTTGATAAGGACATCCAGAAAGTCCTGTCGTAAAGTGTATCGAGCAAGATTGCGTCAAGCGTACGACGAGAAAAGTTTAAAAAACATATACCCCTCGCCACATGACCACACAGGATTCCACGATCATATCCTTAGGGTTCAGGCAACCATCGCGGTTGCGAGATGGCTGGGCCCGATTTCTACGGCAGCAGACCTATCTGCTGGAGACGCAACAATCATAAACTCTCTAGAAGTTGACAAGAAGTACATCGGCGACTTTGCGCCAGGCTACGAAATTACTGGACCAATTGAAGAGACCATCCACTCAATTCCAGGGGTTGATCTATTCATTTGTTCGGAAACACTTGAGCATCTTGATAACCCAGAAGCCGTTCTTTCTTCCATCAGAAGCAAGGCGAAACACTTGATCCTAACCACGCCAGACGGCGAGGGCCAGGCTGGAAACCTAGAGCACTACTGGGGGTGGGATTCTGAGTGCGTAAAGGGAATGATTATTGAGGCTGGGTTTGAGCCAATGTGTCTATCTCTTATCAAGCTCAGGGAATATGGTTACGCGTATGATTATCAAATCTGGCTTGCAAAGAGTTCGGATAAGGCAATACCAAGCAAGAGTAGGAGTGGAAAATAATGAATGTTTTGATTACGGGACACAGAGGGTTTGTTGGCAAGCACTTCCGAAAGTTCTATGAGAACCAAGGGCATCAGGTCTTCGGTGTTGACATTGTCGGAGAGCCGTCTAGGGACGCTCGAGACTTCTTCCGCAAGGACGACATTCAATGGGATCTAGTTATCCACCTTGCAGCGGTTGTTGGCGGTCGGGCAAAGATTGAGGGCGACCCGCTCTCTGTTGCGGTTGATCTCTCCATTGACGCAGAGATGTGGCAGTGGGCGATTCGGACAAAGCAGAAGCGGGTAGTGTACTTCTCCTCATCTGCTGCTTACCCAATTGAACTCCAAACGCGAAACGATCACGTATCTCTTGCTGAGCACATGATCAACCTCAGCGACATTCGCAGCCCAGACTTTACCTACGGGTGGTCAAAGCTCACTGGCGAGTATCTTGCCCAGTTTGCGGAGGCTGAGGGGGTGCGCACTCATATCTTCCGCCCCTTCTCTGGCTACGGGGAAGATCAGGCGCTTGATTATCCGTTCCCGTCGTTTATTGACCGCGCCAAGCGCAAGGCAGACCCGTTTGATGTTTGGGGCGATGGACTCCAGACTCGCGACTTTGTGCATATTGACGATATTGTGCAGACTGTTAATGCTGCTATTGATCAAGATTGCCGCGAGCCGCTCAACATTGGGACGGGGCGACCAACCTCATTCCTTGAGCTTGCCGCGCTTGTGACTGGGCAGGCTGGGTACTCGCCAGAGATCATTACGCATCCAGACAAGCCAGTTGGCGTGTTCCACCGAGTCTCAGACCCAGCAATGAGTTTCCAGATTTGGCAACCACGTATTACACTTGAAGAAGGCATCCGTCGGGCTCTTTTGACAGACTGACCTCCTGCCGCTACGATGTAGCGAGAAAGGAGGCATCATG